GTCCGAATCACCCGCAGGCTCCACCCGCCCGGAAGGACCCATGCGCCCCGGCCCTAGAGCGCCCCTAGGGCGCCCAGGGGAGGCCGCTGGATAGGGTCTAGTCAATGCCATGGTGCTAGACAGCCAAAGCCAAGCCATGCGCTCAGCGGGCCTCTATGGGCACGTTGCTTCCATTGAAACCATCTAGGCGTTTGGCACGAAACATGCATGGCCTGCCAGGATAGCAGGCAAAGAAAAGCCCGGCGCTAGGCCAGGCCAATCTCTAGGTGTGGTGTGATGCTATGCTATTGCCTCCCTACCGCACCTCATGCAAGATATAGGTGAGACAGCTTCCGCCACTGACATCAGGGTCGCCAGTGTATAGATCATAAGACCAAGTGAACCACGGTTCCTCCGGTTCCCCGGTTTCCTCGCAATCCTTGATGCAAACCACATAGGCAGGAGAGAGCGATTCCTGCCATGCATCGCACAGCGCAATATCGCGTTCATCGAGTCCGCTTGAGTCGTCATTGATTAGATAGCTTGCCCAATGTGCGGAGCCAATCGCTTCACTAACAATAATCATCATCCATTCCTCTCAATCATCATAAGTGCCAAGCGAATTGGCCGCTTCACATTAGCGCCAGCTTCCAGGCGCTGCAACTGTCTTGTGCTGATTCCAAGCCTATCGGCCATTTCCTCTTGCGTTATGGCTAGGCGGGTGCGGGTTGCTTTGATCTGGTTCATGGCAGCGACTCCACCGCTTCCTGCACGATAGCGTCAAGATCATCCTCGGTCATGGCCGCAAATTGATCCGCAGGGATTGTCCGCTTGAAATTGCCATGCGTCTGATTGCCGCCAGCCCAATCGATATAGTCTCGGCCATAATTCAGGTCTGTATTGAGATATGCGTCAATATAGACCTCGGCCCTGCCTGTTTCATTGCCTTGGTCAAGCGGGCCTAGGAACATAACTTGCGCCTTCCAGAAATAGCAATCCTCGTCGTTAATCCATGCTTCGGATTCCCATTCCTCTGCCTCTGCCTGCCATTCGCAACTTTCGTCGCAAATGCAGTCAATCAGGCCGGGACGTTCCGGGAAGCGCTCCGCCCAGGCATCAGCAATAAATCGCTCACCCTCCCTGATAGCTCCTTGCAGCGGCGCGGGGGCATGGCCGCTAGACCGGCAATATGACAGCGCCGCAGGCAAGCAGATATGCCAACCGCCAGAGGTGTAGGGGATAAACCCGTCCCGCGCCTCAGTCTCAATTGCTTCCGGCTTTGCATCATATGCAAAGATTGCCTCGTCGTTGTCCTTCAACGCTTCACAGAGAGCGCTGGCAAGATAGGCGGCGTTGGATTCACAGTTGGTGAACATGGTCAAATCCCTCTCAAAAAAAGCAAAGAACAAAAGCAAGGCCCATAAACAGGCCGCCGATAATGCAGGAAAGCCATTCGCTGTTCACAGTCGATTCCCCTCAGCGTCAAATTCGTATTCATTGATACGAATGCTTTCATCAACGGATTCATCGGAATAGCTATGCTCCATATCGGCGCGCGCAGCATGCACCCATGAATAATAGCATTCGCGGAAAACTTGCTCCAATTCCGGCACACGAAGCGGATTCTTGGCGTATTGTGCAATCGGATCAAACAGGTCGCAATCGCCGCAAAAGCCGGTCAAGGTGCAATCGCCTTGGATGTTCTTGGCGGCAAGGTCAAACCAACCATTGTTAGCAAGCCATTTCCAAGCGCGAAGGCCGGTCAATTCTGCGACCTCATCGTCGCCAGCCCATCGCACAGAAACATCGCCGCGCGAATAGTCCGCCTCCCAAATATCCATTGGCGCAATGGCAGCAAAGGCCCGGGCAGATTGCCAGTATTCATCACTCCAGCCCCAAGTGTCGCCTTCCCTATACCAATCCCGCGCACGCTCCTTTGCGCGGTCGCTCAATTCGTCAAACCGATAAGCGGTAATTTCAATTGTGCGGGGCATGTCTAATTCCTCTCAATTAAAAGCAATAGCCAAAGCGGTAAGCGCAATGAGCGCGGTTAGCATGGCTGGCATTAGGATATCCTATGGCTAGGCCATATTGACTTTTCTCCTGTTGGCCGCCCATCCCCCGAAAGCCTCTCTACGGTAACCCAAAAAAAAGATTTACCCATATGCGTAGATGGCTTTGAGTCGATTGCCAGCACGCGACCACGATATGACGGACTCCCCCTATCGGGGGGGCAGAAGACTCTATCTAAAATTCTCAGCTTCACCTCACTTACTCCATCCGTTTCAATACCCCCTCCCTAAACCCGCCATTTTGTCGCGTCAAGCGGAAAAATGAAAAAATGCGCCAGTCACGACAAGGTGACGTGGTGTGGCTCTATATACTGGCGGTATTGAAGCTGCATCCCGTCGGGGGAGTCCGCCAGGTGCCGTTAAAAGCCTCTGGCGGACATTCGTTCACATTCCAAGCCACTTTCCTGAACGGACGGAACGGAACTGGAACGAAAGTGGAACGGGGGTGGAACGAAATGGCCCCCCGGCTATTTAACGTAACCCCCCGGCTATTTAACGTATGGGGGTAATGGGGCGGCACCCACCCCCATGTGCTTTCCGAAGCAAAAATTGGACCCCGCTACGCTTTCCGAGCCAAAAATCCATCACATCATTTTGATGCCCAGCACTCGCGCGCATTGCCCTGCCCAGAACGCAGGCTGATACACCGGCTCGCCATCAGCGCCGATCACATCGACGCCTTCGACCCCCATGTTGCGCAGGATCAGGTATAGGTCATTCAGCAAAGCCACAGCCTCAGCGTGGCGCGGACCCTCGACGGCTGGGAGATTGTCATTCATGGTAGCATCTCATCAGTCAGTTTTAATGAGATGGGGGTATCACGCTACCCACCCCCTGTCAATATGGACCCTACGCCTGCGTGGACCCTTCTGTGACCCCGTGGACCCTTCTACAACCGCGACATATACCTGTTCACGATACGGCTAAAATGAAGCGGCAGCGAATACGCCACCTGGCGTTGTGCCACCTCGAAATACTGAAACCGCTTCTGGTAGTTCGGCTGCCGGGTAAAGGCCAGCATCATCTTGACGCCAGTGCGTCCACGCTTCTCTGCCACACCAATCGGATCGCCAGCCTCATTGCGCACAATGAAAAACTGCCAGCCCCGCGCTGCTCGCTTTTCGGCAGCGGTTCGCTTTTTCGTCGGAACGTCCAGCAGCGCGCCGACCTCGTTGAGCATCTGGGTATAGCGCCCACCGGGAATGTTGCCATTCTGGTTACGCGGGTAGCCCTGCGCCATCACGGTCCAGTGACCACCCAGCTTACGCTCCGACCCCTTCATGCGGCGAGGCCCACCAAACACATGTGGGGCCACAATGTCGGCTGGGCTATGCCCGAACGGCCACTCCTCGAAGTAAATCCCAGCCCGCAGCACCCCTTCCTTGCCAGGGTATCGCTTCTTAAGCCCTCGCTTGACGTATGGAGTGGGCCGGTCGAAAACCTGCTCCATCTCCATAGTCTCGCGGGTATGCAGATCGTCCACCGTGTCAGACAGCGCCCCGCGCACCGACTTGACAATCAGGTCTGGCATCTGGGCGAGACGCTGTAGCTTCGTGTCGAAGTCGGTTTCAACTTTGAGGGCGAGGGGCATGGTTACTTAGTCCCCACCCCAACCTTCACTCTCACTCATCACTCCACCCCCAACTAAACCGACCACACCAGTTCGCCGGAGAGACCACAGGATTCCAAAACCGAGCATGGCCCGTCTCCGGGTCCAGGTTTGTGAACACCGGAGGCGACTCCTTGCAATACCCATGCTTCCCAGAAGTGGACGGCACGTAGAACACGCAGTTCCCACAGGCGGCATCCTCTGGGCGTTCGTCTGCCCCGGAAAGAGTATCAATCACCCCCAAGGTATCGCTCCTTCACCATAGCGATAATCACGGCCTCAAGGTCCATAACCTCCTCGAACAGATCGCTTGCTTCCTCCGCCATGTATTCGGCTTCACGCATATACTTGTTCGCCATGTCGGCGTCATTCGGGCGTTCGGTATCATCCGCCATATCAATCACCGTGAACCTTTCGTCGTGGTGCCGGTCGATGGTGTAGAGCATGTAATCATCCCCATACACCGTAGCCTGGTTGGCATTCGCCGTAATTGCGAGATAGGACTTCCCTGCCCGGAGGCCAAGGACATCGCACTGCGGGATCACAAAGGTAGCCATGTCGGTCATGGTATCACTCCTACCGCTCGAAAGCAACGGTGTCGCCATCAATGTTGAACGTAACGTCGATAGTGGGCATCACCCCAACCGCCGTGTGGACGGTGGACGCGATCTGGCCGTGGATGACATTCCCATTCTCGTCACAGAGGACGTAGCCAATCTCGCCAACAACAGCAGGGAGTTCCTTCAACTTGACCTTGAACTTCATTTCGTGGCCCACACAGGAGTCATCAACCTCAACTCGAATCCAATCCGCGCAATCAAGATGGCTGGAATTTCTCCATCTGCAAAATCTCTCACCCCCGAAGTCATCAACCATACTGAACCCCAGATCATCACCATCAATAACGCGATACATCTTCCCCGGCGTCAGATACGGGGAATACTTAGGGTCCAGGCTCTCGGGACATTTTGCATAAACCTTCATCTCACTCACTCCCTTCTTCACGCTCAATGAGCATGTCCAAATAATGCCGCGCCTTCTTCAAATCCTCGACGCCGCCCTTGGAGCGCCAGCGGGTGCAATACTTCACCACATTTCCTTCGCAGAAGCCGAGGCTATTGGCAAAGATGAACTCAATCGGCTGGATCGCCATGTCCTTGTAGTGGGTGCCGCCGACCTGTTCCTTGAGCGCGTCGGACTCGTCCTTGCTGAGATGCGTGACGGGATGCACCTCCACCTCCGGCACATTCTCGATGCGAATATCGTTCTCGTCTCCGCCAATCCACCTCCCATTTTCGTGAAAATGCCACCATTCAGGGTCGTGAAAGTCATCACTAGCCCAAACCCTATGTTTGCCAAGAACGCGAACCTTGCGATAACTAGCATCACTCGGCCCACTCACCACCTCAGCGGGAATCGCCTCCTGCCCCCAATCGGTCGCAACAACTCGAATCGGTTTCATCCAGTCAATCGTCATCATACACTCCTTTCAAAATCTCGACCACCTTATCTACCAGCGGCGCACGACCAGTCAACATCAAATTGAGGCCAACGCCTTTCGCCAACCGCTCACCATTCCAGTTGAGCCAGTAGTTAGCCTTCCTGATCGCCATGTCCTTGGCGCAGACTTTCACACCAGCCCAGCCAGCATCATTGGGCGGCGTTACCCACACCTCCCAATCAGCGTTATCACTGCGGCATTCCCCAGCCAGCGACCACTGCTCACCATTGGGTCGATTCCCAGAAAACATCTGCGGCTTCCTTTTCCGTTGAGCCTTCTCGCGCACCGCAGCATCAGACAGCATCGACACAACGATCCCGCCATCACGGCACCGGACACTATACTTGGCCCCACACCGCTTGAAGTGCTTCCTGGCAGCAGCAGCCTCCGGGCCATTGCCAGATGCGCCATCAATGAAAACCGATTCACCGGCCTTCATCTTGCTAAACGGGTATTTCGCTTTCCAAGCCATACCTAGACAATACTCTCCCTACCAAATTATGTCAAGCAACAAACCCAATCTCACTCGGTACAAAATCACCCGCTGCGGCGGAGGGTACAAGACGTAAGGCCCAGCTATGCTGGGGCCTTACTTGTCCAGTTGTACCTTCCACTCGTACCCACCGCCTTCGCAAAGCCACCCTAATTTTGATAAAATGTACCCTCTGTACCCAATCACCGTTAAAGCATTGTTTTTGTTTGCAAAAGTATGAGGGTACAAGTTGTACCCTCGCGCTTGTACCCTTGTACCCTAGGTCGTAATTATCATGCTTGAGGCGAGAATTTCGTCCGCCACCACCCAACCGCTAAACTTCGGCTCGATCACCCCGGAAACGAGCAATGAACCTATCAGTCTGCCTGTCTCAGATGGCTTTACAGCCTGCTTGGCGGAGCCTTCCGGCCACCCCTGATCGCTCTCCAGATAATTGAGCAACCCAGCCCGAGACACATACGGACACCCCTCCAGCACGTCCTTGCCAGTCGCCTCCCAGGCGCTCACAAACATCTTCTGGAACGAGGCCACCTTGGACTGCTTCTCTGCCTTGGCGGGGGCCTCGGCCTCGACCACGACCACACTGGAGACAGGCTCGCCGTCATCGTCAACCCAGCCGTCCAGATCGACCTTGCGCAGTTCGACCCATACCGAGTGAGCCAGTTCCGCATCCTTCGACTTACGCTGGGCAATCTCGATGGGCCGATCCTCTTTCCCCGGCACCACGCTAATCTCGATGTCGAGAGCGCCTCGCCATGCACTCGACCCACGCGCCCGGTGCTGGGCCTCCTCTGACACGCCGGTATGATGCACCAGGATGACTGTGCAGCCGAACTCAATCATCAGGTTGGCGCAGGCATCGAGCATGGTCTTGGCGTCCTGTGCGCTGTTCTCGTCGCCCAGCAGGAAGCGATGCAGGGTATCCACCACGATAACGCGCGGAACCACAGGCAGCCCTCTGATGGCCGCAGCCACCTTGGCATATCCAGCGGGTGTATTGAGGTCGCAGCCGTGCTTGGAGAGCCACATCTCGATACTTTCGGTTCCAGTGGCCTTCTTCCATGCTGCGATACGTGCCTTGAGGCCGTGGTGTCCCTCACCAGCCAGATAGACAACCGGCCCGCCCCTGACCCGCCGCCCGAACCACTCCTCATGGCCGGAGGCAATGGCAAGGCACCACGACAGCACACAGAAGGTCTTGCCGCCACCGGAGGGACCGTGGACCATGACGAGGGCATTGTCCTGAATCCAGTGCTTGACCAGCCACCGGATAGGCTCTGGGCGCTGGCAGAAGTCATCCGCCTGCACCAGCCAGCCATCGTCTGCGGGTTGGAGCAGGGCCTTCAGATCGCCGCCAGCTTGCTTGTAGTCGTTGGCGTCTCCGAGGTCTGGCGGGATGACGACACTGGCCCCATACTTGGCCGCAGCCTGGTCGGCATACTTCCGGCCTGTCCCGCCAGCGTCATTGTCCGCCACAATCACAATGGGGAGCGTTGACAGTTCTCGCCATGTCCCGGTGACGGGCACCAGATTGGAGGCCGAGTAAGCCACAACCACCGGACTGCCGGTTTCCTCATGGATGGTGGCGGCTGTGGCGAAGCCTTCGGCCACATAGAGCCTACTGGCCCCATCCAGATCGCCAAGCAGCCAGAAGCATCCGCCTGTCTGGCCTCCACTGTGATACAGCTTGCCCCCTGCGTGGTCGATATACTGGACTGAGGCCAGCTTGCCATCCGGCGTGTAGAGCGGAACGATCAACCGGCCATCGCCAGTAACCTTGGCTCCGTTTGGGGAAACCCCCTTGCGCACCAGGTAGGGATGATCCGGGCTGGCCGGGATGCACTGCTCCCAGATGGCCTCAACGGTATCGGAGGCCACAGCGCGGGTCTTTGCCATCGCCTCGTCGCGCTCCCGGCGAGCCTTGTCCAGCCGAGCGGCGAGAGCCATCTCCTCCGCCACGGTAAGCTGCCGCCCGATGTCCGCCCGGAACGCCACATCTAGGCCAGAGCGCCAGTCACCGAATCGACCAGCCGGGACGCCATCGACATAGAGCACATACCATCCCGACTTGTCACCCTTCTTGTCGGTGTCGAAGCGGTGGAGTTTGCCATCTGCGATGATTGGCGGGGGGGTGAGGCCATGCTGGGCGATGGCGTCTGCGAGTTGTTCTTCTGGCGGGCCTGCCTCGACGGGCAGAGGGGGCGTAAACGGACTATCAAGTTTCATCGGGGAACACCACGTTTTTGCCGTTGAGTTTCAGGTAGGCGAGAATGGGGCCGTGGTGATACCACAGGGCGCGTAGCAACGCATCACACCCGTCCTTCATCATCTGGCGGTGGTCCGCCTCGCTGAGATACTCGTACTTGTCGTCGGCATCATCCGAGGCTTTCCACACCTTTTTCCGCTCTAGCCCTGAGATGCCCTTCATGTGCATAATCTCAAGACGGCTGGGCGCATAGCCGAATCGCTCTTTTACCATCGCATGAATCTTGGAGGCAGCGATTCGCTTCCTGCTCAGGATTCGGGCCATAGTGATTGGGTCTGTGAACTCTTTCATGGACTCCCCTACTCAAAAACAAATGGCCCCAGCCCAACCACAAGATCAGGCCAGGACCACACACCACTGCCAACCATTCGCGCGCCTATGTCACATACCCCCATCCCGCCACGCGCTTGTTACTGCCGCTGGTTGACCCTATTCACTGGCCGCTGGTGCTGTCGGCCACACTGTAGGATAGGCGGGTGGGTAACTCAATTTACACCATCGCACTCATCGAGCGTGACGTGCAGGAAATTAACAGTTAAGTCGATTGTCGCAATCGCCAGATTGGGATTGGGAACACCGGCCTTAATGGCGACTTTCAGCAAAGACAATTCCTCGATTGCATCGCTGAGCGCCGCCCTCAATTTTTCTTCATTAGTCATACGAACTCCTAAAACCAAATATCGTCCTCAGCCCACTCATGGCCGGTGATGTCCCAGCCGAAGTTGAGGTAGACCCAGGCCCGGAGACTATGCATCCTGCCGCTCCTTCACCGGAATGCGGCGCGTTTCCTCGATGCCTTCGATCTTTGCGCCGGGGGTGATTTTGATGAAGCGGCTGGATCGCCGCCCCCAAACATCCTTGGGAATTTCGTGAAGCCAAAGACAATAGGCCCCTTCGGGGTTCATCCCGCATTCCCGGACCCGGTAAATCGCGCCCTTTCGCAGGCCTGCGCCAGTCGCGTAACCGCCATTGCTTTTCGGGATGAAGCCTGCATTCACACACAGCGCCAGATCGCCCGGTTGCCAATCACTCATTCCGAGCATTCCTTGAAGGCTGTTTCGTCATTCCCACACAGGTTGGCCTTGTCGGCCATCATGGCGGTGTGGAAGGCGTAGGGGGCGAAAAGTGCGAGGGCGGTGCGGGTCATGGCGCCGACTCCAGTTTCTCGCGGCCAGCATCATTGATGTCCCATAGCACCACACCGGGTGCTGGATTTACGCAATCAATCAGCTTTTGCCGCTTGAGGTCGGAGTAAACCAAAGCCGCAGCGATCTTTTCCTCGCTGTCGATTATCCCGATTTCGTCAGGCCCGTGGTCGCGCAAATAGCGCAGCGCCATGAGGTCAATTTCTTCGCGACTGCTCACAGCCCCTTCTCCTTCCTGAAAGCATCGAGGGCTTCGGGATCGCGCTTGAGCATCGAGAGGGCGAATTGGAGTTCGGGGTCGTCGTCGTATTCGCCAGAAAGGTAGGCACCTGTGTGAACGCTGCCGACCATCTGCATCGCCACCCGCGCACAAATCTCCCGCGCAATCAGCAAGTCCTCGTCGATGGCCTTTAGGTGCGGCGCGTGTTCTTCAAGGGTGCGGGCGTGGGCGATGATGGAGCGCCCCATCGGGGAAGTGTTCTTCCCGTAAAGGCAAAAATCTTCCCAGTCCTCTTTGCCAGCAGCCTTCGCCGCCATATCCAGCGCCCAAGTCGCGGGCAGGGTTTCGTTCTCATGCTTCATGTTATCACTCCATTCCTTCTCAATTGATTCAAAGATTGCGGCTTGGGTGCGGGTTCGTGATCCCATGTCAGCCATCCCAATCGCTAATTGCCTTGTCAACATTATCTAGGGCCACCGCGCGCACACTATCAGAATACGATGAGTTTCGGACAATGAATTTGCGCGCCTCTACTAGCGCATCGTATAGCGCCTGAGCCTTTGGGAAATTGTTGCAGCACTGGATGATATATGCCGCGTCACGCTCGTTAAGCCAAGTCCACTCGCTTGAGCCTATCACGCCGTCCTTATCGTCAATATAGCCTGACGCACTAGTTGCGGGGCTGGCGCTATGCACCATAAAGTCGCCTGTATGACGCTCCGGTGAATACGCCCAGGGAAGTGGCGCCTTCGGCTCGACGCTATTCATATCACTCCTCCACATTCTCAGCCTTATTCCGCAGCAACTCAGCCTCAGCTTCGGCAAGATACTGCTGGATATAGGTTCCGTTGTCATACGCGCCGTTAAGCGCGGCCCGCTCCAGGATGGCGCTGACCTTGTTCCGTTCGACGAACATCTGGCGGGCGCGTTTGATGATTTCGTTTTCCATACCCCGAACCTACCACCACCAACCCGCCTGTCAAATTCTTTTTTCGCTTGACACCGATTGCCACGCCCCTACTATGCGCCATATCCCGCCACCGGAATTGGCCGACTTGCGGGATGGAGTAACAACATGGCAATCAACATTCGCAGCACCGGCACGCTGTCCGGCAACGGCGTCAAGATGGTGGTCTACGGGGCCAGCGGCAGCGGCAAAACCAGCCTCATCCCGACCCTGCCCAATCCCATCGTCCTGTCCGCAGAGGGCGGCCTTCTGTCCATTCAGGACGCCAACCTTCCCTACATCGAAATTTCCAACATGACCGATCTGGGCGAGGCATTCCTTTGGGCCAGCCAGTCGGACGAGGCCAAGCAGTTCGAGTCCATCGCCCTCGACTCCATCAGCGAGATTGGCGAAGTCGTTCTCAACTTCGAGAAGAAAGAGAACAAGGACGCCCGCGCCGCCTACGGCGCTCTCTCGGAACAGATGACCGACCTCATCCGCTCGTTCCGTGATCTTCCCGGCAAGAACGTGTATTTCAGCGCCAAGCTGGAAAAGAGCCAGGACGAGATGGGCAAGGTGGTCTACAACCCCTCGATGCCGGGTAAGTCGCTCACTCAGGGCCTGCCCTACTTCTTCGATCTGGTGCTTGCGCTGCGCCTTGAGCGGGATGCGGATGGCAATGTCCAGCGCGCCCTCCAGTGCAAGGACGATGGCATCTGGCTCGCCAAGGACCGCTCTGGCAAGCTGGGCCAGTGGGAAGCCCCTGACCTTGGTGCGATCATCCGCAAGATTGGTGGTGGGGCATGAGCCGCATCGCCACCAAGGACAAGCGCGTCGAGTTGATGCGCTTCTACTCCGGCAAGGGCAAGACGCTGGCCGAGACGATCAAGTTCATTGGCATCCAGAAGCGCACGGCGCAGGAATACGCCAAGACCTTCTCGATTCCGTTCTCGGACTATAGGCCGCGAGTTGGAGGCAAGGTATGACCGAACTCCAATCCCTCGCCTCCGAATGGCTCGAAGCCAAGAACTATGAGCAGAAGGTCATCGAACGCCGCCGCCAGATCGAGGACCGCTTGCGCTCCCTGATTGGCATTGCGGATAACCTCGATGGCACCGAGACGGCCAAGCCGGATGGCTTTGTCATCAAGGTCACTGGCCGGATTGACCGCAAGGTCGATGCTGACAAACTGCAAGAACTGGCCGCAGAGCATGGGTTGTCCAGCCACCTCTCAAGCCTGTTTCGGTGGAAGCCGGAGATTAACATGGCTGTGTGGAAAGCAACCGCCCCTGATATTACCGGACCACTGGCGAAGGCAATCACAGCCAAGCCCGGGCGTCCTTCATTTTCGATCACGAAGGAGAAGGTGGAGTGAAGGAGAACATCATAGAATTTACGCAATGGCTCCTCATGTCATACGGCATGTTTAGCATCGTCGTAGACCTCATCATGTATTTCAACCGCTAAGGAGTTAGCAAAATGGGTTTTCTCGGAGAATCAATCAACGTCAACGATCTGCCGGAATCGGATCGTTCCTACGACCTTATCCCGGATGGGTGGTATACCGCCAAGATCACCAAGGCTGATCTGCGCCCGACCAAGGACCGGAGCGGCCAGCTTATCGCTGTGCGCTATGACATCGTTGGGCCGAGCCATCAGGGCCGGGTGATCTTCGCCAACATCAACCTGCGCAACCGCAACCCGGAGGCAGAGCGCATTGGACGCGAGCAGCTTGGCTCTGTCATGCGGGCAGTTGGCCTCGCCAAGCTGGAGGACACCGACCAGTTGATTGGCGGCGAACTCCAGATCAAGGTCAAGACCAGCCCGGCCAAGGGCGACTATGAGGCCCGCAACGATGTGAGCGGCTTTAAGGCGGTCGCTGGCTCTATCCTGCCGACCAACACGGTCGCAGAGCCGAAGGCAGCGCAGAGCGACAACACGCCGCCCTGGATGAAGAAGTAAGCAACTTCCCCCGCTCTGGCTTGTTGCTGGGGCGGGGGATTGTTTTAGGATTGGTGCATGACCCCCACAGAAATAATAGAGCGCATTGATGCTCACCATGAGTCACGACCCAGCCGCCCACGCGGCCATATGGGCGTTAGCCTCCTGGGTCATCCATGCGACCGTTACCTATGGCTCAACTTTCGCTGGTCGATCCAAGAAGCATTCCCTGGCCGCATTCTCCGCCTGTTCCGGCGCGGCCACCATGAGGAAAATTGGGTCATCTCCGACTTGCGCGAGGCTGGCATTATCGTCACCGAGACGCAGCGCCGTGTTGTGTTTGGCTCACACGTTTCCGGCTCGCTGGACGGCGTTGTCAAGATCGACCGCCGCAATGGCGTCCTTGAGGTCAAGACCCACTCGAAGAAGTCGTTCGACGAATTGGCAGCAAAAGGGGTAAAGGATGCCAAATGGCAGCACTACGTCCAGATGGTCTGCTACATGCACGGCACCAATATGGCCTATGCGCTGTATGTGGCGGTGTGCAAGGACGATGACAGGCTACACATCGAACTGATCGAGGCCGACCCTGAAACCGCCGTCAAGTATATCGAGCGCGGGAAGAAGCTGGCGCTGGCAGAGCGTATGCCTCCGCCCATCTCGACCGATCCGAGTTGGTGGCAATGCAAGTTCTGTCCGGCCTACTCATTCTGCCATGAGAAGAAGCCGATCAAACACGCCAACTGCCGCACATGCTGCCACTCGACACCGCAGAGTAATAACACATTCCACTGTGCGGTCTGGGGCGATGTGATCCCAGAGGAATATCAGCACGAGGGCTGCGACAGTCATGTCATCCACCCCGATCTGGTGCCGTGGGAGATGCGGCCACGCGATGACGGACGCCATGTGGAGTGGCTGATTGACGGCAAGTGGGCGCTCAACGGCCCCGATGGCTTAAAGTCGCGCGAGATTTTGGCGAATCCTTCGGCTGTAGTGTCGGATGAGGTGGCTGAGGTTAAGGCGTTGTTTCCTAGTGCGGAGGTGGTGGGGTGACAGTCAAATCAATATCACACGACCAGCACGAAATTCTTGGCTGGATCAAGGAACTTTACTGCCCGGAAGGATTTGACGCCGATTTGACCTATGGGAATGGCAAGTTCTGGGATATGCTGGACAGGCCAAGGCATTGCTTTGACATTCAGCCACTCCATGAGTGTGTTGTAGAGGCATCAAGCACAGACATACCGCTGCCAGACAACCATATTGGCAGCGTTGTATTCGATCCTCCATTCCTGACTTACGTTCGGCAAGGCCGCGAGGGGAATGGCAGGATGGTGATGGCAAAGCGGTTCGCTGGTTACTGGCGCTATGATGAACTCGAAGCGCACTACAGGGGAACGCTCATGGAATGCTCTCGCGTTCTTCGCAAGGGCGGAATTGTGGTTTTCAAGTGCCAAGACATCATCCACAATCACAAGATGCACTGCACACACGCCAACGTAATCAATTGGGCCTCTGAATATGGTTTTCGGCTGAAAGACCTGTTTGTTTTGGCCGCAAAGCATAGGATGCCATCGCCGAACCGGGCTGGCAAGCAGCGCCATGCGCGAATCTTTCACAGCTATTTTCTGGTGCTTGAGTGTTAAGGCCATACCAGCAAAAGGCCATTGACGACCTCTATGACTGGTTCCGCAGCAATGATGGCAACCCCTGCCTTGTCCTGCCGACTGGCGCGGGCAAGAGCCACATTGTCGCGGCCCTGTGCAAGAACGCGGTCCAGTCATGGCCTGAAACCCGCATACTCATGCTCACCCACCAGAAGGAATTGATCGAACAGAATCACGAAAAGCTACTCCAACACTGGCGCAACGCCCCGGTTGGCATCTATTCAGCCAGCGTGGGCAAGCGTCAGTTGGGCGAGGCCATAACGTTCGCGGGGGTGCAATCCGTCCGAAATAAGGCCACAAGAATCGGACACATCGACCTGTGCCTGATCGACGAGTGCCATCTGGTCGGCCACAAGGACGAGGGCAGCTACCGGACCCTGCTTGGCGACCTTCTCGCCATCAATCCAGCAATGCGAGTCGTGGGTCTAACCGCAAGCCCCTGGAGGCTGGGTCACGGCCTCATCACCGACAAGCCCGCCATATTCGATGACCTGATTCAGCCGGTCAGCATCGAGGAACTGGTGGCTGGCGGCTTCCTGTCGCCACTCCGCTCCAAGCTGACCGGCACGACCTACGACCTGTCAGGCGTCCACAAGCGCGGCGGGGAGTATATCGAGTCGGAACTGGCCGCGCGGGTGGATACCGACGAATACAACTTCCAGATCGCCAAGGAAATTGTCGCCATTGGCCAAGATCGCAAGGCATGGCTCTTGTTCTGCACCGGCGTAACCCACGCTCGCCACATGGCAGAGATTCTCTGCGCCTACGGCATTGCCGCAGAAGTAGTTACTGGTGAAACTAGTAAGCCGGAGCGCGAGCGCATTCTGGCGGACTTCAAGGCCGGTCGCATCAGGGCGCTTGCCAACGTATCCGTTCTCACCACAGGCTTTGACCATCCCGGCATTGATCTGGTTGCCATGCTCCGGCCAACCATGTCGCCCAGCCTATACGTCCAGATGGCCGGACGCGGTATGCGCGTATCTGAGGGGAAAACCGACTGCATCGTTCTGGACTTTGCGGGTGTGGTCGCACAACACGGCCCCATCACAGCCATCGTCCCGCCAAAGAAGGCTGGCGAAGGTTCCGGCGAGCCACTCACCAAGTCCTGCGAGAACTGCTGGGAACTGGTGCATATCAGCGCCAAGGTCTGCCCTGCCTGCGGAGAGCCATTCCCTGTGCCGGAGCCGGAGGAAAAGGACTTCTCTTTGCGCCAAGATGACATCATGGGGATCGAGGTTGAGGAAATGGACGTAACCTCATGGCACTGGCGCAGGCATGTCTCAAAGGCCAGTGGCAAGGAAATGTTGGCCGTCACCTACTACGGCGCAATTTCCGACCCGCCAGTAACCGAGTATCTGACTGTTCTGCACGATGGCTACGCGGGGCAGAAGGCGCGCAAGACCATCGCCACGATAGCATGGGAGAGCGGGGTCAAGTTCGATTCGGAGGCGCTGGACGATTGGGCTGGGGCATTGACGGCGGGCAATCCGCCACGGTCTATTGCGCACAAGCGGGACGGGAAGTATCGTAGGGTCCTTGAGCGGAGGTGGTAGTGCATCCCAAGCCAGAGGCTTTGATCCAGTGGGAGGCATGGGCCGCCCTGGGCCGACCGCGATGCTGCCACACTTGCGCTCACTACGAGGGAACTTGGTGTCAGTATTTCGAGAGAGAGCCGCCAGCAGATCATGTGGCAAGGATCAACGCCTGCCCAGCACACAAAGAGGGAGTGCCGTTTTGACCGAGCCATCCGAGCATCTGGAGCAAGTCTATTTCGTCCAGTGGTTCCGCCGCAAGTATGGCCCGGTCAGAATCTTCGCCATCGCAAACGGCGGGTATCGCTCCAAGGCTACTGCGGCTCGCCTCAAGTCTGAGGGTGTGTGTCGCGGTGTCCCCGACCTCTATGTCCCTGAGTGGAAACTGTGGATCGAAATGAAGAAGGCGACGGGCGGTAGGCTCTCGCCAGAGCAGCGTGATTGGCAGCGGTATCTGGAGGACGAATGCGGCGATACTTGGATGGTCTGCCATGGCTGCGAGGAGGCTCAGGCCAAGGTCGATTTTTTTGTTGACGAGGTGCTAAACCGGGGATAAGTTGCTTGTATTGATATGGAGGATTAGATGAAGCACTGCACGAAAGACCGCTACCGAAAGTCGAAAGACTCCGCCTGGCCGCTGCGGCGAGCCGATGGGTCGAGGTTTTGTGAGGAGCGCCGGAATGCACCCGATAGCCAAGAGGGCCGTTGAGGCGGTTGCTTCCTCGTTCCTGGTGAGCGAGGATGACATTCTGGGGCGTAGCCGAGAGCGGCTTTATACCGTTCCGCGCTTTGCGCTTTACAAGATTCTGCATGACCTGGGCTACGGCGCTGCCGCAGTTGGCCGAATGATTGGCCGGGATCACGGCACTGTCGGCCATGGCGTCCGCGAGGCCAATTATCTGCTTGACGCTAACGACTGGTTCGCTATCAAGTTTGATGAGGCGAAGGACACTCTGATGAATGACAGCCAGGTTATCGCTAAGGCGAGGGGGGAGTGATGGAAACGAACAAGTGTGAGCGGTGCCGGTGGTGGGCGAGAAACTTCTTCGATCCGTTCGATGATCGCTGGACCACAGGTTTTACGTGCTTCCGATTTCCGGCCCCCGTCGGCACCGCGCCAAGCCATCTCTGCGGCGAATTTCAACCCAAGGACACCCCCCATGAATAACCTAGCCGACAAGATCGACGCGCTGGCGGAGAGAGCGACGCCGGGGCCTTGGGTTGCATATGGCGAGCCTGAAGTCGGCTTGCCGCCAACGTTATTTGCAGGAACGCCCGGTGAGACTGGCTTTGATATGGTTGAGCCGTTGCAAGGCTATGACCTTGCCCTGATCGTCGAACTGGTCAACGCCCGCGAAACCCTCACCCGTGCCCTTCGTGATGCGGAGAGGATGCGGGAGGCTTTGCGTGAAGCCCTTGGAGACCTTTGGGAACACCAACATTCGCACATGGAGCGAGTAGAGTTTGAGCGGCAATACGCTAGCTTGTTCGCAGCCCTAGGAGACAACACATGACCGAGGAACTGAAACCGTGTCCGTTTTGTGGGGGTGAGGCGCGATTGTATCCCGTCATTATGCCATTCGATGCCGACTGCGACACCATCACAATTCAGTGCGGTGAATGCGATGCTGTCGGCGCGAATGTGATGGTCGATCAAGACGTTCACATGCAATCCGACTTGCCGAGCCTTGAAGCCGAAGCAATTGCAGCATGGAACTGCCGCGCCGACGCCGACGCCGACACCATCGAAGCCCAGCGTAAGGCGCACCACCTCGTCCCTCGCCATACCGAGGGTCTAACACAGATTTTACCGATGGACAGTGCTCCGCAGAATGGAGTGCACATTTTAGCCAAAACGCTACCGCGACAAAAGGACGACCCTTTTTATAGCTATGGCGGACGCTGGTTTGTCACGCATTATGTTGGTCCGGGAGATTGGTCGCTGTTTCCGGGCTTTGGGGTTTCGGCTGATTGGTTCGAGGGGTGGGCCAGACTGCCGCTTGCTGCCGCCGCAGAACAGGCAAAGCAAGAGCACAACCTGTCTGAATTGACGGGGCTGCTGGTCGACGCAGAGAATGCCCTAAGCGCAATGATCCGGGGCCACGAGGATGGTGAAGACCTCGCTCAGACGGTTGCAGCGGACATTCGTCAAAGACTTGGAGATGGACGTGACCAGTAACACAACCGAAGCCCTAGGCCATGTAACTAGCGCAGATGTTCAGCAGCCGCGCACGATCTATGTCCAGTTTAGTGAGATTGGCACCATCCGCAAATGGGCGTGGGAGCCTTTTGACAAAGCTGAACCACTTATTGCAGAAAATGGCTGGGTTTCTGACACACCCACCCTTTGCGCTACCGGGGATGATGGAGAACTGGCGGATTTATTCTGGCGCATTAAGGAAAAAATGCCGGTTCATCACGAAGAATTGCTAGATTTAGCCGACCGCATCGAAGCCCTGCGCGCGGAGGTGGAGCGGTTGCGGGAGGCTTTGGGCCATGCGATCGGCATAATTGAGGCCCATGTTGATCGTGATGCTTTGGGCAAGAACGGCGATCCCAAAACCGGAATGTGGCCGCTCCTTGACGAGTATCTATACCACTTCCGCCAAGCCCTAGGAGACAACACATGATCGACAAGCCAAACAAGGGCCTTGAAGGTGGGGCTTGCAATAGGAGTTGCTGTCAGCGCGAGCCTGCCAACTGGTATAACCACGGGAGTCATAGCTGGTATTGTGACAACTGCCGCGCCCTGATCGAATTTGATCCAGTGAACAGAAGGGGCTGGGCGGCGGACTTCGGCCACCTTGGGCACCCAATGTTCGAAACGCGCGAGATGCTCGATGCGCGCACAGAAAGGGCAAAGCAATGACCGATCCGATTGAAGCGATGGCGCGGGCTATGTGTAAGAAGCGCTACAGCAAAGAAGCTGATGGTGCTTATGCGGCTATAGGTGAGCATTGGCGTGATCTTGCCACCGCCGCCCTCGCCGCCCTGCGCGAGACGCTGGTTCCGGTGGGGTGGTGTTATGTCAATAGCTATGGCGAATGCGAGCAGATTGAATACGGGCCACTCTTTGGTGATCCGCGCGTTACCCCCCTCTACGCCCTGCCGGAGATCAAGCCATGACCCTCACAATTGAACTTGGTTGGTGGCTTGCCCCAACCCTACTTACGGTGGCGGCGATGCTGTGGAGTTTCCGTGAGCGTGATCCGTTGGTGGGCGCATTCCAGTTCTTAATCGCGTTATTATTCAGCGCAATGACTTGGGTAGTTTATCTTAGTATCGCACTGTGGAGCGCAAAGCCATGACCGCGCCGGAACTGAAAGTCGAATACACGCCCAGGGGCTTCGCCGTCGCACGAGGCTTTGACCGATACGGCAATTCTTACAGCGTTCAAGACAGTTCGCTGGCCGAGGAAGCCTGTATTTGGTTGGGTGGTAGCGCTGACAGGGCGCATCTGACACAAGAGCAAGTCGCGCAACTTTTACCGCTGCTGATGCGCTTTGTCGAGACAGGGAGCATTGCGCCATGACCGCGCCGGAATGGGCCGTGGAGGCGCTGACCAGCCGCCTACACCTGCCGGAGCTTTACGAGCAGGCCCGCCAGCGCATGCTTAAGGATGCGACCGGCACGACATTTGAGGAGCACATGTTGCGGGTGACGATTGAAGCCGCCGCCCTCGAACTATCCCGCCGCTGTGTCCCGATTGAGGAGTATCAGCGGGTGGTGGAATTGGCGAACAAACTGGATGGCTACACACTGCACAAGACGCAATGCGCGCTCTACCAAAGCAGCTACGCGATGAATTTCCCGGAGTGTTCTTGTGGCCTGACAGACGCCCGCGAAGATCTACTGACACGCGCCGCATTCAAGGAGACTGGCGATGCCGAGTGACGTTGCAGAGATTGCGCGGACGCTGACCAAGGCGGAGCAGGAGGAATGCTTGAAAGGGCGCGGACATGTTACCCGCTTCTCTGACAGCAGTCTTTATGACGAGAAGTGCATCCTGTGTGGAGCGGTGGATGGAATGCCGACACTTGGTTTTCCAGACACGCTCACGACAACCGACTGTCAGCCGGGCCTCGCCGTCCGCGACTACCTGAAAGGACAGGAAGATGACTAACCTATCCACCAGAGCCGAGCGCGGGGATGATGCGCGCACACTCATTCTGGCGCTCAATGACGCATTGATACCTGCGATGTCGGATGAGCAGGCGGACGCTTTTGCTCGCCTCCTCGCCATCAACACCCCCGAAGCCCATCTGGCAGCGGCGATGATGCTTATCGACCTTGACGAAGGTGTAGCTGGGCCTGGCCATGCATGGTTTCCGTGTATTGAGCGAACCGCAGAGGACTTAGGCAGAACGTTGTATTGGTCGGTATCACTCGCCAAGTGTTTTGAGCGCTTCCGTGGGAAAGGCCCAACCCCCGCCCACGCCCTTATCGCTGCGATTGCCAGGAGCATGGAACATGGTGACTGACGAGGATCGGAAGGCTGCGGATCGGCCTTATCTCATTCGCAAGCAGGGCTACTGGTATCGCCCGAACGCCAGCGGATACACCGACAGCGCAATTCAGGCTGGTCGCTATTCGCTAGAAGAAGCTGAGCGTCACACGCACCCGAACGGCAAGGACGGCCCGCGCGACGGCATGGACTATGTGCACGAGGATGATCTGACCTGCCCGGATTGGCTGGCATACAAGGCCGCCGAACAGCGCGGCTATCAGCAAGGCATGGAAGAGGCTGCGGGAATGCTTGGCGCGATGGCCCACAATGCCGGAATGCCGCTAATGGTTGAGCGTTATGGCGATGAAGCCGTTGAACACGCACAGACGCTTTTGACTGCCACCGCAGACACCATCCGCGCCAAGGCCAAGGAGAAGAAGCATGGGTGAGTTGCAGGAGCGGTTGCGGGCGCTTGGATGCCTTGCGTCATATGATCCCATCAGTCCAGACACCGGAGTTCATGCGACATTGCACGAAGCCGCAGACGAACTGGACCGCCTCACCGCAGAGGTTAAGGAACTTCGTGCGCAGAAATGGCAAGTCCGGCATACATCAACCGCCGAGACGATGGTGCAGCAGGGAATGGAAATTGACCGCCTCACCGCAGAGAACGCCCGCCTCCGCGCCAAGCTGGAATTGACCCCGGAGAATGTGGAGCGGGTGAAGGTGGACATTCGGACGTATTTTGCAAGCGATATGGTTGCCAGCATTGTCGCCACCGCAGCAATCAAAGCCTTGGGAGACGAGTGATGGAATGGTTGCCGATTGAGAGCGCGCGAAAGGATGGCACACCGGTTCTATTGGCTGGCGGGCGCTTTTATTGCGAGGCACGCGATCAATGGTGCGATTGGCCAATCAGTGCGACGTGGACCGATGGGGATTGGCTAGTCTCCGCCTGTGAGGGCGGATATGCGCGCGTGACGGTGGAAGATCCGACGCACTGGACGCACCTCAAACCACCAGGAGCCGACCAATGACCCTAGCAGAACAGGCAGAGCGTATGGCGGAGCGGTTGGAGGCGATGACCGGCTTTATGACGCTAGAGCAGATGCAGAACAATCTTAAAGCCGCCGCGCTCCTTCGCCAGTGCGCAGAGGCGCTTAGGAAGGAGGGGGTGTGATGGGGGCGTGTAACTGGCCTGAAAGCAACTGCAAGCATTGGGAGCAGCAGCAGTCAAAGCCTGATCCATTCGGGCGGGTGTGGATGCACTGCGAGGAAGGCTTAACCATGAGCAACGCAAGCCTTGCGCGGTTCATGTCATACTGCCTCAAGAACAACGTTGAATTGGGCGGCGTTCACGCCTTCGCGCCTAGCTACGCGCGATCCACAGTTACGGCGGCAATTCGCCTCAAGCCGGAACAGTTTGAGGCATTCGAGCGCGAGACTGGCGGGAAGCTACGCAAGCCTCCTGTCATACACCTCAACTAACCTAACCCCTTCCCATCCCCGCCGTTGTGGTGTATGGGGATGGGGCTGCGGAGGCCAGAGCCTAACTAGGGAGGCAGCTATGTATCCAGGTGACTGAAACCCAGAATAATCCGCAGCACTCATTCAGCCACCCCACTCTCCACCAGCGCCTTCCCCCACTCATTGACCGCCTTGAGCCGCAGGGTGTTGGCAGTGCATATTCTCACATCGTCGGCGGAGACTGCAACCAGGTCGGTTCCTTCACCGGGTCCGTCACCACGTTCGGTAGCTTCACCTTCGGCGGCGGGGCTGGCTCCACCGGGCCGACTTCCACCCGTTTGGCGCACCCGGTTAGCAGCAATCCAGCGCTCAGTGCGATCATTGGCAAGCGCCAGTGCTTTCTCATGCTCATGGTCTGCCTCTTTGGCTGCGGCCTCGTATTTGGCCTTGGTTTGGTTGTTTAGGGCGATCTGTGCCTCGCGGGCCTTGATGCCGGCGCGTTGGCAATCGGCAAACTGGACGCGCGCCCTGTCCCGCTGCTCGATCACGCCATCAAACCACAGGAAGCCATACAGTCGCAGCAGCAGGGCAAGCACGATGGCCCACGGCAGCAGGGATTGCCAGCGTTTCAGGAAGGCAATGGCGGTGTCAATTACCAGTCCCAGATTCATCATCCCCAATACTCCCTTCCAAAATCCCAGCCTTGATCTTGACGGCGCGGGTAACGTTCTCCGCCCCGTAGAACACGGTGCCAGCGAACACGATCCCAACAAGCGCCAGCGCGATTTTGTAGAGAGGCTCTACCTCTGTGCGCAGGAGATGGATGATCCACGCCACTAGGCCAACGATAACCAGGGCCACCACCGCCTGCACGATGGAGCGAAGCGCGCGGCGCTTGTCAGGGTTATCGAGGCCGAGCATTAGGCAAAGACTCGATACGGCGTCTCAGGCGGCACAATCGCCAGCGGCTCAAGCACCTTGACCGCTTCGTCACCGATGCCCGGCGCACGGACGTTGCAGTGATATTCGGGGTAGTGCTTGAGGATCGGCTCGCCCTTCTCGTCATAGCCGCTGACCTTGGAGAACGATCCGATGCGGTCGATGGAGATGCCGGGGGCCGGGACCAGCACCGTTTCCTCATGGGGCTTGCCGTCCGTCTCGATGGTGACGGTCTGCTCCACTACCAGCCCCGCCTCGATCAGCGCGGCGTCCATTGCCTTTTCATCGGCTGCCTTGAGATAGAAGTCGCTCATTTCAGTGCAATCCTTGCGTTGTTGACGGCCACGGCGAAGAAGGCTGCGGCGATGATGCCATAGACCCACTCGATGCCGGGGTAGCCCATGAACAGGGTGGCGAGGGCGACGTAGGCCAGCTTGGGGAAGAACAGCGCCGGGCCAAGGCCGATGCGGTCCATCAGCCAGCGCAGCACCGGGTTTGCCTCGCGCACGCCCTTGCGGTCGAGGGCGAGGATGGTGGAGCCTGCATCCGCGATCTGAGCGACCACGAAGGCGATGAAGGTTGCGGTTACGATGGTCATGCGGAGAGGGCCTGCAATTGAGCGTTGCTGAGACGGGTCGGGAAGTAGCGGATCGAGCGGATGTGGCCGTCGAGGAAGGCGGCGCTTCCTGCCGCGTTGCCAATGAACATCCGGTCGATAGTCGGCAGTGAGCCGCTTGCGTCTGTCCCGGCCAAGCTGCCGTTGCGAGCAAGGGCAAAGTCGTTCGCCTTGTAGGCGTAGGCCAGTTTCTCGGTCGTATTTGCCGTGTAGGCTTGCGTTATAGCCGCCTGATCTACTCCTCCGGCAGTGGTGCGGGCTTGGGCGGTTGCACTGGGGAAACCCAAGTAGTGACGATTGGTGATGCCCCCGTCGCTCGCGTCAATGGCCAAGACCGTCGCAGAGGTGGTCGTAGGCTTGGCTGTATCCGCCTCCACCACAAACGTCCCCTCGCTCTGGTTATACCAAGGCGCGAAGTTCGGGGCGACAATCGCGGCAATGTCAGCCGTGCGCGTGACCTGGCTGCCAGCGGTCGGAATGTAGCTGGTGGCGTAGGAGCCTGCTTCGAGTTGGTAGCCACTGACCTTGAAGGTGCGATTATTGTTGGCACCATACTTCACAACGCCACTATTGGCCGTAGCCGCACCTGCGGTGGCGGTGGCTGAAACGCGGTATAGCCCACCCCCACAATTTTGAATTGTGTAGGTTGTCGGGTTTGCAATTACACCACCAATGATAATTGCAAAAGTATTAGCTGGGTCAGCAGCAGTAGAACTGCCAAACACAGGAGCGTTTCCGTCATCCATTAGAACATATGCTGACAAGGCGTAGGCGGTGCCATTGGCTGCACCATTTTTATAGGCATAAGTTGTTTGCACTCCATCATGCCCGAAGGCTAGACCCGTGCTACCAATAAGCCTTGAGAACGTGGTTGCGGACAGCAAGCCCCCTCTCGTAGGGGCGTCAGTCACACCGTTTGCAAACTCGCTCTGTGTGAACAAATTCGTCCGCTGGCTTTCGATCAGCAGGCCCTTCGGCGCGAGGGTCGCAGGGTCATAGTCGAAGCGGGCCGGGAACAGGCCGCCATCGTTCTTGACGTAGGAGGTCGCGGCGGAGCCAAGTTCAACCTGTGCGCCCCAGATGAGGATGGTCGATGCCAAAGTGCTCGAAGCGCCACGACCAGAACTTGCAGACGGGATAATATTGATGCTGATATTTGAGGCAGTCGTGGATGTTGTTGATACGACACAACGATACCAGCCATCGCCTACAGATACGATAGTAGCGGTAACGCTGGTCCCAACAGATCCTACTGTGCCATTCGATAGGTCAAAATTTGCCAAGGCGCGGAGTCCCCTGCAAAATACACCTGAACAAACGAATTTGTTCCAGCCTTGGCATAAATTGAAAACGTTTTCCCGGTAGGTGATGCCGCATTTGTCTGCGAGACAAGGTGGACACTGCTAGTTCCATCTGCCGTCATTGTATCCGCAGTGTTCCGCCCATCCGGCCCCACCGCATTGTTTCCGGTGATGGTCGCATTGGCCTTACTCCAAGCCGCATCCGAGAACACCTCCGTCCACAGCAGGAGGTTCTTGCTCGCTGGGGTCTGGGCGATATTCCCCGCGCTGTTCACGTAGGTCGCCGCAGAGGTTCGCGAGAAGGTGATGAGTTGGTCGAAGGTCTTGCTGGTCAGCGCCATGAATCAGCCCCAGGAAAGGATATTGACAAAGGAGTCGCTCGACCAGTAGGCTTGGCTAATGAAGTCGAGTTCCAGTGATTTTTCGCCAGCAACGGGAACGAAGTCGATCAGCAGGGTCCAGTTATTGCGCCCAGCGCCAAGAACGGCGTGAGACGAAACGGACTTGAGGCCAATCTCGATGTTGCTGAGGTCAAGCATCAGCGGCCAACAATGGTCGCCAGCGTTGCGGTCGTCCCGGTCTGCCGGATGAACGAACAGTTCCACGGGATGATGTAGCCGGTCGGAGCAGAGGTGATCGTAATGTCAGCCGCCGAGTCAACCGGGCGGAATACAACGTTCCCAGCGGACACCACAACAATTCCCTTGACGGTATCGCCAACGGCAAAATCGCCACTAGCAAGGCTAATCGTAGCCCCGCCCCACCCAAAGGTGTCAAATCCACTGGTATAGTCGTCGCGGTCGTAAGCCATCAAAGCCTCCTGATATGGCGCAAACCATACCATAGGGGCCAGATGGCAGCAATTTACCCTGCTATTTTAGCATGAGGCGAGCCGAAGCCTCCACCTCCATGACGCGCCGCATCCAGCCACGCCCGAAGGTCGGAAAGGTCGCCAGCTTCTTGTAGTAGGTTCGCCGCGAGTCCTGATACCGCTTGACCGCCTCCTCCGCGCCAACGTCGCGGACGAATTGGGTAACTGCCGACAGGGTGCGCGGGCCGATCTGCCCATCCTCAGTAGCGCCAACAAGGCGCTGGAGGTAGCGGGCGGCACGACCTGGGCCTGCGTTCACCGCAAAGTCAAACACGCACAGGTCGAGGCCAGCCGGAATCTCGTCCGCCTTTACCACAGCCCAATAGCGCGCCTTGTAGAGTGCCTTGACGTGCGAGACAGTCAGGCCGCGCATGATGGCCTCGGAGACGGGGTGCCCTACCCACTCCTCATAAACGCGCTGGGTCACGCCAAGATTCGTGCGGCCCCCAGGATCGCGCGGATGATTCACATACCCGCCCTCGTGATGAAGGATAATCTCAAGGCAGGCGTCGAAGTTGTTTTTAGCCATTGACCATCTCCGGGGTAACCATGACGCGGCCAACAGCGCCATGTTTCTTGTGGTAGGTGATTGCCCATGCGGCCCGGTCCGCGATCCAGCCGCCGCGAGCGGCATATGCGTCTCTGGCTGCGAGGGTTGGGTGCTGGACGACAGTTACGCCGTTGTATTCCTTCTCGTCGCGGTGGTGGCGGTGGCCGCAGTGAATCTCGCGGCGCTTGGTCCGGCCCCATACCTCCGGGTATTGGGCGGCGAACAGGAGCGGCAAGTTCTCGTTCTTGACCTTGTGGCCGTGATGGACCCCAATCATAGTCTGGCCCCACTCGTAGACGTAGAACGGAAGGTCGCTGTCATTGACGCTGATTCGCGGCTCCTCCTCGTAATGGACTGCGAAATTATCAGCAAGCCAGCCGGTCCCCTCCTCGTCGTGATTCCCCTCCGCCACAATGAGGTGGACATGCTTGTGCATCTCAAGCGCCTTGCGAATCAGGGCGCGAATAATGCGTATCGCCGCTCGCCGAATCTTCGGATAGCGACTGTCAGCGTCCAGAACGTGACCGTGGGCGGGCGTTTTCGGAATCTTGCCGTCCGTATGCAGGAAGTCACCTTGAATATTCAATACCGCCGTGTGCGCCGCAGGGCTACGCTCGATCATCGAGGTCATGGCGCGAAGGATGGTGTTCTCCGCAATGTCCAAATCCCAATCCTCGCCGCCTTCACGGTGCCACGCCAGCATTCCAAGGTGGTAGTCAGTGAAGGTAAAGAGATTGCAGAGCGCCTCATCCCAGATCGTCGGGGGATTGACCGGAGCGGCGTAGGGAATTTCATCCTTGAGGGCGTCGATGACCTCCTGTAGCGCCTTGAGCCGCGCCTCCTGTTCAACGCTGGTCTTGACCCACTGGCCCTTGATCTGGCCTTCCGCGTCGTAGTAGGTCGATACGCCCTTGACCAGATGACCCTCAGGCGCGCGAGACTCGACAGTCTCTTTCAGTTCAAGGCGGTCCCGCGCCGCATAGCGGTGCTGGAGAGTGTTTCGAGGAATGTTTAGCTGTCTGGCGGCTTCGGCAACAGAGCCGTATTCATTTACAAGCCTAATCGCTTCCAGAATCTCGTCCTGGGTTAGTCTCGGATTTGGCATTGGTTCTCCCCAAAAGCCGTTGCACCGTGGCCGATTCATAGATGCGGATTGCCGTCCACAGAATTGTCAGAAGAGCGGCAATATTCGGAAGCATCTGGAACAGCGCGCCAAGCATAGTGCCAACAGAGAGAACGTCAATCAAATTCTTGACGCTATCGGGAATATGGTCCCAAATCTCGTGATCCACGCTTAACTCCCAACGGCGGATGCTGTGCCGGTAAAGCTGATTGCCTTGCTGACCGTCGAGGAGGTGCGGCGAGCAACTAGCTTCACGTCGTATGCTGTGGAGGACGATAGACCAGTCAGCAGCGGAGAGCAAGTAATCGCGCCGTTATTCCGCAGATAAAGTCCAGAATCTACGTCATAATAAATCTCAACGTCCGGGTCGGAGTTGACCGCGCTGGCAACGTCCGCATAGGAACCGCCACCACTGGTGCGATACTGCCACTTCATCTCGACATTGGACTCAGGGCCATCAATTTCTGGCGATGCCTTGGTGGCCGTCACGGTTAGCGGGGCTGAGAACTGAATCTGCCCAGCCGAGCCAGTATTGACCGTCATAACGTCCGAGATGTCCACAAAGGACGTGGTGGTAACCGATGTGAACGACGAGTCGCTAACAGTCGTCCCTCCGCCAGAGCCGCCAGTGGTTGGGGCCTGTGCGTTGAGTTTCGTAATCCCGGCAGTCGTCTCAAGGGTAATGCCATCGCGCACCGAGCGAATCACCACGGAGGCGTTAGAACCCATCGAGATACCGGAAGGGATGGTGACGTAGCCGGTGGAGTCGATAGTTACGGTGCCACCTGTGATACCGTCTTGGCTTATAACGCTCCAAGTGGTCGAATCCGACACATTATCACCGCCCTTCCGGCGCACCACATTGAAGTAGAACGGAAGCTGGTCGGTCAGGAACGCGCCGAGATAATCCGCATAGAGCGTGATTGGGGCAATGCCATCAAGGCTGGGTTGGGCGGTCGCTAGGATGAATGGATTCTTGAGTGGATCATAGACGGTCGGGGCAGTCGGGGACACCGGGGCAGCGTCCTCAGCATCCCACGCATAGATGGCGGCGTTTTCCTCCATCAGCGTCATCGGAACCTGGCCGTCAACGCGAATTTCCTGACTGACCACGCGGAACAACTTGTTGCTCCAGCCAAGGGCAGCGAAGGTCACCCGCACCACATCACCAACTACGCAGCCCTGGGCCTTGGCGGTAAAGGTGGCCGCGAAGGTGCCGCGATACTGGTTGCGCTGGAGGACTTGCTTGGCGATCCGCTGGGCGCGGCGACCGTCCTCGACGTAGGGCAGATCGAGCGACATGACGCGCTCGATGCCATCAGGGCTGTCAAAGCCAACCTCCGGGTAATCGACAAGCTGGTAGAGCGCATTGGTCGAGGGATCAACGTAGCGACCGCGCGCCTTGTTGTAGCTGTCCGACAGGCCGCGAGTCTGGTTCCATGAGAACTCCGAGAGAATGTCGTTCTCGTCAAAGTCCAGCACGTAGTCAGCCAGATCGTTCTTGATAACAGTCAGTGACAGTTTGCCGTTGCTGTCCCGCAGCGAGCCGTTCATGCAGGCGAGGAAGGTGTTAATCACGCCCATCCGGTCATCGGCGTCCGAGGCTGTGCCGCTGGTGCGATACCGCTTCTGAGTGCCGCCAGTGGCAAGAGTCACGCTCTCGTCGCAGATGTTGGCCGCAGTAATGAAGCTGGGAATGTCGATACGGGCCGGGGGGACGCCGCAGCCGATGGATAGCTTATCGTTGATCTTCCAGCCAAGCAGCCACCACAGCAGTTGCAGGGCAGGGTTGTCGGTATCATCAGCCGCCGTGTAGCTGCCCCAAGTGGTCTGGTCGTCCGCTCGGTGCGAGCCGGAGCCGCCAACAGTGGTGTCGAGGCGCGGGTCATACAGCAGCGCACCATCACCAATAATAGTGATACGCGAGGGCAGGCCGCTAACCAGTGGGCTTTCCGCTTCCTTGCTGTTGCCGGTGCGCTTGACGCGAAGGTGGATATAGGCGCAGCCAGTCAGGCGGCAGTTCGATCCCCATTTGGAGCCGCCATTGATTGAGATGGTATTGGCGGAGGTGCCGACCTCGCGCACATTGACAGTGAGATAGCCAGAGTAGGTCGAGGTGACGCCCCCGCTGGCGGTCCACGCCTGCTTTTCCTCAAACCAAATCTCGTCAATCGAGGCGACCTCATGGGCTGCTACCGCCACGATGTAGTCGATGTATTCCTGGTCAGTTCCGCTGGCCTCCTGATAGCGCATATCCGCGTTCATGGCGGTAGTGCCGAACACGGCCTTGCGGGGCGTAGTGGGATCGAACGAGAGGTTGAGCCGGGAAAGCTGGCTCTGCGGAACCTTAGGGCCAAGGAATGCTTCTGCCACGCCGGATAGGGCGAGAGAGATGCCGATAGCGCCAATGGTGGCGGAGGTGATTGCCGCGATACCAATGAATCCGGCAATGGGCGCGGCAAACGCGAACAGGGCAGCGCCAGCCACAATCTTTAGAACCTTACCCACGGCCAACACTCCAGCACTTCGTCCACAGCGGACGGGCAATACGGGTCAAGCCGTCATCCGAGACGAACCACGCGAAGTCACCCATCACCACGCCAACAGCGCCCTCGTGAAACGCCAGATCGCCGCGCTGCGCAAGGGCCTTGCCAATTTCGGGGAACTTCCCGTCGAGCGTGGCCTCAAGGGTGCCAGCACCAATCTCCACCAGAGCGCGAGCGGCACCGAACTCGTTAGAATAATGGCCCCTAAATTCTAACATGGGGTCGTCGCCAGTGACGGCCTCGACGGCCCCAGCCGCAAACAAGCAGCAGTCGTTGACGCCCCACGCAAACGGCTCATCGCGCTTGGCTGTGACGTATGCCGACAGTTGGCTCTCCCAATCAGACAGCCTCATTTGCTATGCACCAACCAGGAGGCGGGCTTGTCGTAAAAGCCGCCAGAGCCGCCGCCATACTGAGTGGTGCCAGCCGAGCCAAGGCCGTTGGCCGCGCCGAGAGTTGCATTGGCGCTAAGGTCGCCGGAATCGAAAATGCTCTGCATCATATATGTCTTGTTCGGCGCACCAGACAGGCTCGCCAGATAGTTCTCGATGGTCAGGCCGATGGTCTGCTGTTCCGGCGTCCCGGTGATCGTCACATCGTTCATGTAGCCGGTGTAATATGGGATGATCGAGCCTACTTGCGACTCATTCCCATCAACGCAATAGAACCACATGCGGGCAGAGCGGCCCTGCCAGTTGGCCCGGTCGCCAATGGTGTTAAGAAGGTCCGCATTGAGAATAAGGCCGCTCAGGGTGATCGTGACGGTATCGGAGCCAGTTTCGTTGTGCTTGACCGGACCAACGTTAATCAGGTTGTGGTCGTAGGACTCGTAGGTGCCGTCCAGTTCCGAATCGCCTGAGCCAGAGATAGTCTTATCATAGAGGCCGCTGGTGGCGCGCAGAACGTCGCCGTCAATGTCGGCATAGACCAGCAGCCGCCAGTTGACGACATTTGCCTCGAGTGCAGCCTGGGTGGTTGCGTCCACCATTAGAAGGACTCTCGCAGCTTGAGCGACAGGCTATGCACCTGTCCGGTCCCGGATGAGATGGCCGGGGTTTCGTCCAGATACATCAGGCAATAGGGGTTGCCGTATTCGATGGGCGCGTTGTCTGCCGGAGACGCCCGCAGGGCAGGCTCGAATGTGATAGTCGCAGCCCCGCTCGCATTCGATACGACATCTTCCGTAAGCTGGAGAAGCTGGTCGCCAATCGTGACGAATTGCCCAGCCTCAAGAACTGTTTCGCTGGCGGGCCACCCATCGGTGGTCAGGGAGCGTCCGGTCTGGCTCGCTCCGGCAACGAACGCGGTCAAGGACGCTGCACCACCCTCGCTGAGATAGAGCATGTCGGCAAAATCAAGGACCAGCGTTTCGCTAGTCACTGAGAGGCTGTATTGGGCCGTGGGATGGACGGGGACGCGAAAATCATTCGCCGCCCCGCGAGCCTTCGCCACAAACGCTCTCCATTCCCGGATCGCGCTATCCCCGACAATCGGCGGCAGGCCGTAATCGCACTCCCACCAGCCACGGCCAGAGGCGATGGTTTGGCGTCGACCGGTCCATTCCGAGATGTTATTCTGGGCAGGCTGCACTAGCCGCCACGACATGCTCTGCGGGCCGGGAGTGGACGGGAAAGTGATAGTCGTCACTGGATGGCACCTCCGAGGCGCGGACGGCGCAGGCTGGTGATCGTGCGGGCCTCTGCGGCAGCGATGATCGAGGGCGCTGCCTCGATGATGCCACGCTGGACCTGTTCGCGCACAGCAGCCGGGTCAGCAGAGCCGCGAGCGTCCACATGGATCGTCACACCGCCACCGCCAGAAGCCATGTCTGAGTTGCGGTTAGGAATGATGGTCCCACTGCCGCCAGGGACAAACCACTCAGGGCCGCGCTCGCCAACGAGGTATCGCTGACCCTGCTGGACTCCGCCGCCGTTGGCTTTCGGCTTGAAGAAAGCAGCCGCAGCCTGTGCGTTGCCTGCGGTAACACCAGCCACCATGCCGCCAGTGGTGGCACTGCCAAGAAGCCGCCCAACCATGCCGACAATGCTCTGGACGACATAGAGCCGCCAGAGTTCGTCAATCACCGCGCTAATGATGCCGCGCATACCATCCTTGAATGACGCCCCATTCAGGAGCATGCCCTTGAAGGCATCGGAAACGGACTGGCCCACGCGCTCGTAGGACTGTGCCAGTTGCTCAAGGGCGTCGTCGATGGGTTTCACATACTGGTTCTGGGTGGTTTCGGCCAGCGCAGCGAGGCCCTTCTGGCGGTCGGCCATGTTCTCTGCGTCATTGCGGGCCACCTCGTCATTAAGATCAGTCCAGGTCTTTGCCCAATACTGCTCCCACTTGGCCTTGTGCTTGGCGAGGCTTTCGGCAATCTTAGCTGCCTTATCGGCGTCTGATTTTTCCTTACTCGCCCTGTCGCCAGCGCCGCCCTTGCCTTTACCTTCCTTGGACTTGTATTTCACGTCCATGTCGGAGAAGTCGATGATGTCGGTGTTGAAGCCCTGCATAAAGGCTTTCCCGGCATCCCGGAAGGTATTCGCGGTCGAGCCAGCGAACTTGTTGGCCTTCTCCTCAAGGCGACCGAGGCGCAGTTCGGCAATGCGGTAGCTGCTGCCCAGAAACTCCAGCATCGAGTTGATGTATGGCCGTGCGGCATTGACGGTCTGCTCGATGCCCTTGGCGATGTTGTTGACCACGCGGGCAAAGAAGTTGACCACGCCGATACCCATTTCCGAGTAAGAGGCCATGAGGCCCTTGCCGAAAACGGTAGCCGCGTTGACCACGCCAATGATGCCGCCGATCAGGCGATTAATGACGTAGAGCGCGCCCTTTGAGAAAGCGATAGCCGCATCATAGACCCAGCCAAACGCCTCCCCCACAACAGCAAGAGCGGGCTGCAAATTCTCGATGGCTGGCTTGAGGGCGGTTTCGAGGCGATTGGCAACAGAGTCGAAGGCGTTGGTAGCCGTGGCCGCAAAGTCAATCGACTTGTCGCCAGCATCCTTGGTGTTCTTGGCGAACAGGCCGATGGCGGTGGACGCGCCAAGCACCAGAAGGCCCCAAGGCCCAGCGAGGAATTGACCGACGCGGCCAGCGATACCTCCCATGAGGCTGAGTGAGTAGCCAAGCTGGCCGATCTGCTGGTTGAACGCCTGCACTGGACTTGCGCCAGTCGAGACGGAGGTAAAGAAGTCGTTTACCTGCATCATCGCCATTTGAGTGCCTTGGCGGCTCTGGCGCAGGGCCTTGCTCTGGGCATCCAGCGCATTGTTGTAGCGGACGCCATTGCGGATGACGGTATCAGTGCTTTTCGCCAGCCCCTCGTTGGCGGTGCGGAGCCGGTTCGTTTCCTTCTCCAGAGCGCCGACACGATTGATGAGGGCCGCGATCTGCTCTTGGCCCTTCACCATCGTTACAATGTTGACGTTAAGGTCGTTTTGGGCCACGCTTGTTGTCCTCAATCACCTTGAAGTAGGCGACCCAAAGGTTATACTCGTCGATGGAGATTTGTTCAATTTCCTCGACAGTTTTACCGAGCCGATCCGCCAAGGTCAGGAGGTTGACCCTAAACGGATCGCTCCTCAGTTTTTTTCGTGGTCCTCGACGCTGGGCGCACTCATCATCTCAGCCGCAACGGTCGAGATGACAGAAACCTCCTCACGCATCAGGACAGGCTTGTCCTCCAGCGTGAACAGCTTCTCGCCCTGGCCGTTCTCAGCCTTGAGGACAATCAGGTCTACCATCGCCTCGAACGAAGCGGACTGGAGGAAGGTAGGGTGCTTGCGCTGAATGCGATTCAGTTCCCCAGCCAGCAGCGGGCCGAAATGGACCCGCTCAGGCTTGCCTTCCTCGCCCCACTCCGCAACGTCGATATGGCGCTTGACGCTGGTGCGCGCCTTGATCCGTTCTGCGATGCTCATGCTAATCTCCCTTTAATTACGTGACGGTCGGACGGGTCAGTGCGCCAGTGCCTTGAAGCTGGATGGTCGATTCCACCATGCCATCGAACGAGGCGGTGACGGTCTTGCTGGTAACAATCGCCGTGCCGGTCATGTAGGCATCGCCAGTGGTCGAGCCTTCTGGGTAGAAGTTGGCAGTCACCTCCGCGCCAACCACAAGGGCCGACTGGCCGGTGGTGTCGGTTTCGTCCCAGAATACATCAACCGAGCCGCTCCACGACTTGAGCGTGGTCTTGTGGGTGCGATACGAGTCACCCATCGTGGTATCTTCGGTGGTGTCGGCGGTTTCCTCGACCGAATACGAACGAATTTCAGCGATGGCATTGGCACCCACCTTGACGGTGCCTTCGCTGCCGGTGTGGGTAGCCATTAACCTTCTCCTTCTTCGGCCTTAGCCTTAACCTTGCGGGCCGGGGCTTTGTCGCTCCAGCCAATGCCCTTGTAATACTCCAGATCGACAGCAGGCGCTAGGATGCTGTCATTTTCTTTGTAAACGCGAACCATTTTCATCGCGCAGTCTCCACATCGTTGATGGCGGTCACATACTCGACCGCGTAAACCAGCTTGATCGTCCCGATGGAGTATTCGCCAGTCGAGTTCACATCGACCTCAGAACCAACCAGGACGGTGGACTTGGCGAGTCCGTTGAGCGTAAAGTCTGCGGCAATGGCCTCCTCGACCTCGACGGCAATGGTGTCGATGGTGTCATATACCGCCGTGGCAGCGCCCTTGCAGTAGCCCTCCACCACCAGATTGATGGTGCGGCGCAGGGTGCGAGAGCCAACCGTAATGAGGCTGCTAGTTTCGTCGCCAGTGTAGACGCAGAGCGCGGGCAGCTTGGAGTCGTCCAGCGCATAGCGCCGCATCTTGTAGACGGCAGTGCCAGTGGTCGCCAGTCCGGTCACAAGGGTTGCTACACGGTCCCTAATCTGCTTGCGAACGTGGCTCATGCCCGCTCCAGCATCAGGGTAGTGGTTCCGGTGCCATCGGTCATGACGGCGCGGACGGTGTAGGAGGCGGAGCGAATGGTGAGCGAATCACCCTCGCCCGCGCTCGATACGTCTGCCGTGCGGCAATGGAATTGCGGGGCCGGGATCGTAACGTCCATCATGTCGGTTACGGTGCGGCTCGCCTGGGGGTTGTCGAAAATGCCGTTTACCGTGCTGGGCGAGCCAGCGAGCGGGGTGTAGGTAGCCGCCTCTCCGAAGTCATCGACATCGAAGAAAACGGCCAGATCATCGGCAGATTCGAAGGCCACTCATCAATCCTTGCGGGGGCGACCACGCGGGCGGGCCACAACCGGATCGCGGTGTTCAATCACCGGGTCGCGGGTCACGATCTGGGCGCGGGCTTCTTCTTCCTTGACAAGTTTGCCCTGAGCGATAAGAACACGAGCCTCGAACTCAGGCAGTTCGTCAATAACATCCCCGGCGTTCACTACGCCCTTAGAAGTGACTACACCTTTGATGCACAGAAATGCCATTTATCAATCCCTCGGTAGAGGTGGGGCGGCTGGGACTTCCAACCAACCGCCCCGATCCTCATTACACGGTGTCGTTGTTGTAGGCGAACGACACAGCGTGACGAACGGCCACATCGACGGTCTGGAACACTTCGATGCGCAGGCCACCAGTGGTGGTCAGGGCATACGGGTTGACCAGAATGTCGAGGCCACCCCACATACCGATCAGCAGGTCCGAGAAGTTGCCGAAGTAGACGTTGCCAGCGGTCGCCTGCTGCGAGCGGATCACGCGGTAGCCGTTGGCTTCCCCGTTCTCCAGAACGAACATGCCCGAACCGCTGTCCTTGCTCTTGGTCTTGAGGCCGCCGTAGGTAGCTGCATCAGTGATGTAGGCAAGGTTGCCGAACAGGGCGTTGTCCTCAGCAACGGCAGTTTCCAGCGCCACCATTTCGGCGTAGGTCGGAACAGCAGCAGCAAAGGCGGTCGGCTTGTTGACGCCAACGGTGTTGAGGATGCCGGTCGGCTGACCCGACGAACCGGAGCCTTCCAGGCCAGCCTTGTCCAGAGCGATGGCAACGGCCATAGCCAGGTCATCGCGGACAATGCCTTCGATGGCCGGGGTGGACTGCTGGAGCATCTGGCGGGTCATGTCGGTGAAGGCCGCAAGCTGCTTCGGAGCCAGCGAGACAGTGCTGAAAGTCGGCTCGGACTCGGTGGCGGTGCCACCTTCCGAACTGATCCACGCGGCAGTCGAGGCGGTTGCCTTCTTCGGGATGGCAACGTTGCCAACCAGGCCCGGAAGCATGCGCGCGCCAGCCTGCATGACCGACATCTGATTCCGCAGAACGTCGATGAACGAGCCAGCCAGCAGATTGGTGGCGACCAGTTCGTTGTCGTCCGAGGTATTCAGGTCGCGCTTGCCCCAATTGGCGAGAACGTCATCGGGAACCATGATCCCCTGCGGGGTCACACCGTAACGCTTGCCAGCGGCAGCCGAAACCTCGAACTCGAACGCGGCAGCTTCACGCAGCGAGCGGTTTCCGGGGTCGGCCATCGCCTTGATGGCGCGGAACATCGAGAACTCGCGGACTTCCTTGTCCGAGAGGCCAATGTCGTTGTTCTCAAGCGGCTTGCTGTCACCGATAGCTTCGAGGACGATGCCCCGGAACTCGTCGATGCTGCGGCCTTCGCTGATAGCCTTGTGGGCCAGATCAGCCTTGTTGTGGCGCTGGCCGAGGGCCAGAATTTCGGAGGCGTTGCGGGCAGCTTCCTTGGCAGCATCAGCCCGAACCGCATCCAGGTTCACTTCGTCAGCCATATTGGCCTCCTTTTTGATGGATGGTTCAACAGTAGGTTTGGGTTCTGGCGCTACCGCGCTGCGGCCCACGCCAACGGTCGGGTCGGCGGGAATCGAAACAACGGAGACTTCCAGAGGCGACCAGGAGCGGACGTGGTATTCGTCCTTACCGGATCGCTCCATTTGGTTGACGCGATAACCAACCGAGATGTTACCCCGGATGCCGTCAACCACGTCCTGAAAAACCTCTTGAGCAAGCCGACTCCGGCCAAAGCGGACCTTGGCGCGCAGTTTCTTGTCGTTCGAGAGTTCAACAGACTCGATTACCCCGATCTGCCGTTCCATGTCGTGATCGAGCAGGAGCGGGGCGCGTCCCGACGCCAGGAATGCGAGGTCAATCGCGCTGGTGTCGTGGATGAGAATTTCCTTACCGAAGCTGCGCTCAACAGGCAGTTCCGAGGAAACGGCAATGTTTACCGTGCGTGACTTTTCATCAATCGAGCGAGCCTCGATGTCGATGGCTGCGCGGTGGACGACATTAGCATCTGCCCGGTCAGCCACAGGCTCGTCAACAATGACGGCCTCCGGCTCTGCAACGAGGGTGCCGCCATCTTCGACAGGAGTGATCGCTTCTTCGGTCATTTCGGCAGCCACAATACCGCCAACTCCCTCATCACTCAATGAGGGCTGCAATTCTTCACTCTGCTGGGACATTTTCTGTCACCCCCTTGGTTTGTTCGCTGCCTCCGAAAGGCCCAAACGCCAGTTCGTTGCCGTAGTTTTTGGCCGTTTCGATGTCGCGCTGCCACTGGCTCTGCGTTTCCTCAAAGTCACGGCCATACTGCGCCGAAACGTCCTGCGGCGACATGATGCCAAGGTGCATAGCCTCGCCAGCCGCCGAAATCTCTTTCTGGGGGTCAACCCACTGCCACCCGCGAGCGCGGAACGTCGAGGCGACAAAGAACTTGTCGAACTTCGTGACCGGCAGATTGATGTAGCCGAACTCCATCACGTGCCGCAGCCAGATCGCATAGGCGCGCTCAATGAAGTGCTCCAGCGCGAACTTCTGGAGCAGGCGGTAGTGGTCCCGCTCCTCAAGCGCGCCCTGGCGAACCGACGAATACGAGGTGTCAGACAGGTCGCCAGAAAGGCTGGCATAGGACACGCCGAGGCCGCTGGCGGTGCCGCGCAGAATATTCTTCTGGAACTCCGCGAAGGCAGTCGCCGGGTGGTTCGGATCGAACGCCTTGAAGTCCACGCCAGCCGGAAGCTGGTGGAACGTCCCAGGCTCCGCGTCGATGATGGGAACGCCATTGTCTACGTCATCGGCGGGCATGTCCTCGCCGGATTCGGACGTAAAGAAGCCCATCTTGCTCGCCGCCATGCGCGAAGCGACCAGTTCGGCCTCGCGGTGGGCGTTGAGCATCTTTATCTGGCTCAGAGCGGCATGGAGCCACGTCTCCCCGCGCGTCTGCCCAGCCCGGAGCGGGCGGTAGATATGCAGAATGTCCTTGGCGTCAACCCGGACGCTCTCATTGCTGGTGACGGAGGTAAACTGAGTATCGCCAGGGTGCTTTTTGCGCACATAGAAGGCGACCGGGCGCTGATACTGGTCAACCTCCACGCCCATGCGAATCTCGTTGCCGCTCCGGGCGCGCTCAGTCTTGCCCTCGTCCACCAGATCAGCCTCGAACGGATGGAAGGCGATGCCATGCGCGAACGACTTGTTGCGAATGACTTGCAGGAACGCCTCTCCATCGCGGGCAACCGTGCGGATCACGTAGTTCTGGAGGTCAACCCACGACATGAGGCCATCGGCAGTGCAATTTCCCTTGCGGCCAAAGACGGTCCACGCCTCCTCGACGATCCTGTTGCCGATAACGTCCATGCCGCCGCTGGTGTCACGGGCCTTGACCTGCAACACCATGCCGTTGTCGCCAACCACGTTGGTCTGGAGCAGTTCGAGGAAACGCTTTACGTAAACGTCATCGCGGGCCATTTGGCGGGCGCGATTGCGCATAAGCACGATGTCACCGCGCAAATCCGCATCCGCAGAGCCGTATGACCCCTGAAAGTCAGCAAAAAGCCGCCCGACAGCCCCGGCATGGTAGGCGCTGCGCTTCTGCACGGCAGTTTTCGCCGGAAGGGCCGGAAGGCCGAATACTTCGCGCCAGAAACTCATAGGAATCGAACCTTCACAGTCGTTTTAACCGGCTTGCCGTTAGCGATATTGGCCTCTCGGCGCTCCTTCGCCACTTCCTTGCGGTAATAGTCCCGCCAGGCCAGCAAGTCCGAGATATTCATCTTGGCAAGCGAGCGGCCATTGATCGAATAGCTGGAAACGTCCTTGTCGGCTCGGCCAGAGAGCAGCGACTCGATCTTGTCGAGCATAATCTCCGCATGGCTGCGCGGGTCGGTGCCATTATCATCCAGATCAGGCATGATCCGAATGTCACCGCGCCCAACCAGAACGCGCGAGGAGTCGCTGGTGCGCTGGATTTCGGCCTGCCAGTGGTAATTCCCAGCCGTCCAGCCAGCCGAAGTGGTCGATGGCACCTGCACCACGTATTCGCCATTGACTTCGTTGGCCGTGATGGTAATTTCAGTCGCAGTGCCGCCACGCAAGCGCAGGATATAGATGAGGCTATAGTCCGCTACCGGGTAATCCTCTGCCAGATCGGCGCGCTTCCACTGGATATAGCTGCCAACCGTAACCTCAGAGGGTTCGGAGGTCGGCGCATTGTCCACATCAAACAGGTTTGCCATCTACCCTCATCGCCAGTTATTAGCGAAACCGCCGCGCGTCGGCCTCAACTTCTTCGGATCGGCCAAAGGATGCGGTTTTTCAACCACCTTCGGGGCCGAAGCCTCAGCCTTACGTTCCACATTAGCATAGAACCGCTTGACAACGCTATCCATGCTGACATTTAATGTATGAAATGCGGCAATGGCGTAGACTCGGACGTCCAGAGCCTCGTTTCTGGTGCGCGTTTTCACCCAGGCCCGCTTGGGAAAACCCTTGTGGTAGGTCGTGATGATCTTTTCTGCCGTCAACTGGCGGAAATACTCGTCATCGCGCTTTGCCGGGAAGTGGCAGAAGCCGGGTCCGTGGTCCTCGATCCGCAGACGCGAGTAATGCAACTCCTTCGCAGTATCAACACCAACAGCATAGAGCGGAACCTTGCCAACGTTGTTGCGCGAGGCTCGCCCGATGATAGGCTTCCCCTCCCCGCCGACGCCCTTAATGGCGTATACGCGGTGGCCCGCGCGGGTCTTGGCGTAGTTATACACCGCCCGCGTATGGTGCCCCCCGGAGTCAACGCAAGTGGCCCGGATTATCATTTCCTCACCAGTCGGATGGTCGTAGGTCTTGAGTAGAATCTCGTCTAGCTGCGCCCAGATACGAGGGCTGGACGGGTCGCCGTAGATGATGTGGTAGTCAATCTGCCACGTTTCCTCGCCAGCGCCCCAGCCCAGCACCTCGCACTCAAGGCGGTCATCCTGCACGTCAACGCCAGCGGTGAGCAGAACCACCTCCTCCGGGATGCCTTCATACTCCTCTTTGCGCTTGGCAACCGCGTAATCGTCGATCTGGTCGCCCTGTTCTTCCCATGTCTCGGCCAGGATAGTGTTGGTGAACGTCTTGAGCCGCATGGGGTCTTTGCGCGAGGCCAGAAACTCCTCGACCGTATCAACCAGATCGACCCAAGGCGAGTAGAGGGCGTTGAACCAGAAGCCAGCAGCGCCATTGAACGGGGCGGTGGCAACCCACTCGCCGCGCGACACGGCCTTGTGGCGCTCCGCCTCGGTCCAGCCGGTGCCGCACTCCTCGCAGTAGTATTGAGCGGTCTTGGGATTACCGTCCTGCCACTGGACCTGCGCCCAGCGGAGTATCTGGCGGTGCTCGCAGTGCGGACACGGCACGTAGAACTTGCGTTTGTCCGTTTCCTCGTATGATGCCTCGATCCGGCTTGCCCCGCGATTGGTCGGCGTCGAGACTTGGATTATCTTGCGGTTCCAGAAGGTGGCGGCGCGGCGCTTTGCCAGAGAAATAGGGTCGCCTTCTTCGCCAGCCGAAGCGGGGTATCGGTCAACTTCGTCGCAGAGAACAACACGAATCGGACGAGAAGCAAGGCTAGAAGGGCTATTAGCACCAACGAGAGACAAGGCCCCACCAGGAAAGACCTTATGCAGAGTCGTATTGTTTGCATCTTTCGCCTTACTGTCTTTGACCAGCCCGCGCAGGGCCGGGGTTGGCCGGATGAGGCCCGCCGCCACGCGGTCCTTGGAGAATGCCATCGCCATGTCAAGCGTGGGCTGCATCACCAGAATGGGGCAGGGGTCGTGGTGCATGTGGTAGCCGATGGTATTCAGGATCGCCTCGGACTTGCCGCTCTGCGTCCCGCACATCACCACAACCTCTCGGATCGCCGGATCGGAGCAGGCATCCATAATCCCGCGCTGATATTCGGCCCGCGAGGTATACCACCGCCCAGGCTCCGCCGATGACTGGCTATCCAGCCGCCGCTCAAGGTCAGCCCACTCAGCCACGCTCAAGCGCGGCGGCGGGGTTAGCCGCTTCATGGCCTCGGCGAGTTGAGCGAGCGCGGATGCCCTGATTGACGGATCGAGGGTGGTCACTTCAACAAATCCAACACCTCGACACCCAGCGCGCCAGCCATCGACTCGACGAACAGCAGCGTAGGATTGGGGCGAGCGCCAGACAGCACCCGCCGAACGTAGCTGACATCATACCCGGCCCGCTCGCAGATCACCCAAGTCTTGTCAGGGTGGCTCTCGATGGCTGCGGACAGGTTGGCGCGGAATGTGGTGTTGAGGGAGGTCACTGATCGTCAAGAATCCCAAGCCTGGACGATATATAGTGCCTATAGCAAAGCGCGTGGGCCTCGTCGAATGCCCCGCTGCCACTAAATTCAAGGAGCGATACCGGCTTCCTCCAGCCGCAGGAGCACATCGCCATAAGTTGGTCTGCGATTGGTTGCGGCTCTATTTTTGTAATGTGCTCCATGCAACTCACTCCTTCAACCTCGTAATCTTCTTCGGCCTGCCGCGACCGCGCTTTGGCGCTTCTGGCTCCTCGCCAGTCTCGGCTCTCACGGCACTACCCGTCGCCACTGGGTCAACGGACGGCTGGTAGTTAGCCAGTTCATCCAGCGCCTCGCGGACGGCGTTCTCCAGATGATCCTTGATAACCGCAGTCTCGGTCACATTCGCAAGGACCGGAGCCATCTTGCTCGGCATCGCTAGGAACTTGGCGCGGCAGGCGTGGAGCACCGACTCCCACGCCTTCACCACGTCCTCGGTCTTGCACAGGGTCTGGCGAATGCGGGCGAGTTCGAGTTCGGCAATCTCGGCCTCAGCGTTGATCTTGCGAGTGCGGGCCTCGTCGTATGACGATCCCAGCAAGACGCCGCCTGTGGTTGGTTTGCGTTGTTTGTCAGTCACGCCGCGACAATAGGCGCTTGGTGGCGGGGTGTCAAGGGAGAGGGTGTGGCTGGGTGGTATGCTAGTGAGCAATCCGGCACCCACTCCACCCAGCCACGGAGGACACGTCTAGCACCGTGCCTCAAACCTATAGAGCGCCTGGCGGCTTGTGCCAGCATTTCACCGCCATATGAACCCCGACATCTCTGCTGGTATCGGTCATAGGATTGGCGCTCGGCCATTGAGTAGCGCGGCGATTCGGACATGTCAACATGAGAATGGTTCTCAATATTCGTTTCTCTGCGAAAAGGTCGGGGTCCGAATCACC